GTATGTGCATATTATTAAGATATTTCTTAAAAAAGCAAAGGAGAAGGGGTATGAGGTGTGTAATGAATTGTCTGAATTTACAACAACAAAGATGAACAGCTTATCAGTTGCTTTATCAGAAGAAGAGATTGAAAAATTGTTTAGCTTTGATTTTTCACAAAACAAACAGCTTGAGAATGCAAGGGATTTGATGATATTGGGGCTTTGGACAGGGTTACGGGTGTCTGACTTTATGAGTTTGCCAGTGATTGATCCAGATAGTAAGTTCATAGAGGTAGAGCCAAAGAAGACTCGTAACTCATCAGGTATGAAGGTGGTTATTCCATTACATCATCACATCAAGGAAATGATACGTAGAAGAGGAATGCCGACTCCATTAACTGATCAGTATTTTAACAAATTAATCAAAGAGGTTGGTAAGGAGGTAGGTTTTACCGATAAAATGGAAGGGGACTTGATGAACCCAAAAACGAAGCGCAAGGAGCGGGGGGTATATGAGAAGTGGCAGTTGATTAGCTCTCACACATGCAGGAGGAGCTTTGCGACGAACTTATATCTGATGAACTTTCCAACGCTTTCAATAATGAAGATCACAGGACACACTACAGAGGCGAGCTTTCTGAAGTATATAAAGGTAACACCGAAAGAGCATGCAGAAAAGTTATTAGCACACTGGGAGGCGTATTATAAGGATAAGAAGTAAAGAGATAAACACAAAGGAGGTTTTTTAGACCTCCTTTTTTTGTTGCTCCTTGCTTTCATATTGCTCCTTGAGTTGCAGGGTGTCGTATTCCTTGCGAACTAGGTGCTCTATTAGGTTTGCTTGAGACATTCCTTTTTTCTCAGATAATGACTTGAGAATAGCCATGAACTCCTCAGAGGCTCTCAACTGAAAGACTTTTGTTTTTATACGTGCCATATTATTTTTTTTGCAAAGATACATATATGAATTTATGTATATATGATTGTAATTACATTTAACATTGCAACGTATGAAATTTATATATTCCTTAACTGATTGTAATTACATAAAGTATTACCTTTGCAATGTCAAAGGATAAGTAATAACATTAAAACAGATAAAAAATGAACGTAGTACAAACATGGACAAAGGCTTTGAAAGCAAAAGCCCGCAAGAAGTTGTTAGAGATCTACAACTGCTATGAACCTAAAAAAGTGAAGTTTATCAAAAATGTAATCTTTCTTCCTAATGGACGAGCACGAAAGATAGGTTACCAGCACGATTATTCTTACTGGGCGTGGTAATACCTTAAAGCCCTGAGCAAGGCGCAAAAAGGCTCAATTTTTCAAATATTAATCATTAAATATAGAACCTATGACAACCATTAATACATTATCAGAAATCAACTTTGATACCACTCTCAAAGTAGCAAAAGTAAGGGGCGGGTATGCTATTGTTAGCGGCTACAACAAGTTAAGTAAGGCGTTTAAAACAGAAGCACTCGCACAAACTGAACTTGAAAAAAACGGCTCTTTCTATGCTTATTGGGCTAAGAGTGCAAGTGCATCAATTGTCAATGCCTATGGGGCTGGTCTAACTAAGAAGATATACATATAATACCTATCAAAATGAAAGTAGAAACCAAATACTCAATTAATCAAAAAGTCTATTTCATACACGAAAATAGAATAAAAAGCGGTGAAATTGCAGTCATAGACATTCACTTAGTAGCTTATGATAATAGCATCAGCATTACTTACAAAATATTTAACTATCAAAATAACACATTTAATGAAAGTGAAATTTTCAGCAGCAAAGAAGAATTATTAAACTATTTAGCTAACAATTAAATTAATTGAATTATGACATTGATGATTAAACCAGAATTGAACCTTACTAATCAGATTGCAGATAGATACTATATCAGTACCATGTATGATTGTGATGGCAAATGTTATAAGACCGCTGTAACAGATGTTAGAAACTCTAACATTCTTTTTGAGCAAACCACTACCAGTTATCGCATGGCAAAAGGTAATCATCAGAGAGCAATAGTGCGATTTGTGAACGAATACAATAAGGAGGGAGCGGAGGTAGTATATGAGTACGTGTATGCAGGTTCTTACTCTGTACGCACAGGTATTCCTCTCAAAGGGCAAGGCATTAGCAAATCAGAGCGTGTAGAGGGACTGTACTTTGTAACGAGCAAAGCTCTTGAAAGATTAAAAAAACAGCATAAATGCGTATGCAATATGGATTATGCTATTTAGTTAATTTCTTTAAGAGGAAGTTTAACACTATTAGACATAAAAATTTCCTTGAAAAAGTTTGTTATTTACAAACTTTTGTAGTACCTTTGCACTATCTAATAACAACTGCTACAGCAGTATAAAATGTATATTATGTTAGAAATGTTCTTAAAAATCGCAGATGAAAATCCCAATGGATTTACTGCAACGTTGCAAGGGGAACTCGTAACAGAAGGCGGGTTCGTGGTAGCAGAAAAAGAAACTCAAAATAGCTTCGGAGTTGAGGGGCTAAGAAGAGTGCTTGAGTATGCGGTTTCTCACAATACCTTGGTAGGAGGTTGGAAAGAGAATGAAAGTTACTACTTTGACGCTTCAAGGCTCTACAAGAGTAGAGATGAAGCTGTTAAGAAAGGGCTTGAAAACAACCAGATAGCTATCTATGATTTAGATAAAAAAGAGGTTGTTTATTTGTAGAACACAAGGAGGGGGAAACCCCTCCTCTTTAAAAATATTGACATGGAAAATATAGTAAAAAATATTCATTTGCTCGGATTAGAGGATGGGCAAAGGGAGCGATTAGAGGCGGGTGCGACCTTGTATAAGCGCTTTGATAATCTCACATTCAAGGTAAAGCAGTATAAGGATGGGATTCTTATTGTAGAGGCGAGGCAGGGGAAGAATTACAAGAGAGATTACTTTTCAGAGAGGGAAATAGTAGAGAGGACTAAGAAGCTATTTAGAGAGTTTTCAGAGGATTTTTGCCCAGATAGGATACATGTAGGGGTTATTCCTTTAAAGGAGGTAGATAGTGATGTAATTACGGTGGATTATCTCAAGGAGGAGTTATATAGGTTGCATATACGAATTAAAGATATTAATAATGACACGGGATTAGAGATGTCTAATCTATCGGCGTGGATAAATGGGACACGCCCGATGAGTAATATTGTTAAGAATATGTTCTATTACTATATAAGATATAAGGAGTTGATAGAACAAAAGAACGATTAAAAAAACAAAAATCATGGAAAAGTTTAGTATTAAAAACGACGTTATCAATAGAATATTTTAAACTTAATGTAATAGGAAATATTTATGAAACAGGAGAGTAAAGAATTTTGGGAATTAATAATGTATAGATACATAAGAGGTTACGAGGATTTAAAAAAGAAAGGTGTAGAAATAAAATCTGTTGAAACATATAATAATGAGTTTTATATCATTTATATGAAAGACAGAGAAGGTGAAATTATAAAAACCGAATTAGGAAACAATGTTATACAACACTTTTTAGACACCTTTAAAACCTCTTATAGTGAGATTGTATTAGATAAAGAATTAAATTTCAATACAGTTATCACAGATTATGAACTTTATAACATGCACATTAAACAAGTAGAATATGCAAAGAATGACATTCTGAAAGCTATACCTGAGAGAACATATGATGTGATATTTAATGATGACACGGATAGTAATAGCAAAGGGTTTGAAAGTTCCTTTGATTATTGTAAGAATTATATTTTATCTTTTAATGGGAGTAATCATAGTTACTTTGCTGACTATAAGGGAGGCGTTGTGCAGGTAGTGTGTAATGAGACTGGAGAGGTGATGTATGAAGAGGAAGTAAGATAGGAAAGTATAACAACAAAAACAGAAAAGCGTACCATGGTAAGTGGTACGCTTTTTCTTTTTAATTAATGTATAACCCGCAACCTTCCTAAAGATTACATCTTTAGGTTAATAACAGTGCAAAGGTAACAAATATACTTATATAATAGTGCTAATTATTGTTAGCACTATTATAGTCAAGCATTATGTAACTTTGTAGCATGGAATTGAAGTTTAGCACATATAACGAAAAAGGCGATGTTAGCCATGTAGATAGTGAGAAAGGCATTATCTATGGGGTGGCATTGGCTAATATGGGGTTGAACAAGAATGGCTACTATTTCTCTGAGAGGTTTCTTGGTGAGCTAAAAGACTTTGGCAACAAGAAGGGGGAGATAAAAGCTCGGTTTGAGCACCCCTCTTTTACGGGCGGTTCGTTTGGTTCTTTCATCGGAAAGTACAAGAATTTTAACGTAATAGATGGGCGGTTAGTTGGTGATCTGTACCTTGCGGAGATAGCAAGAAAGACAGAGGTAACGGGGAGAGGTATTAGCTTGTTTGACTATGTTATTGCAATGGCTCAGGAGTGTCCTGAGATGTTTGGAAACTCTATATATGTGGAGGCAGAGATTGTAGATGAAATCTACAAGGAGGGAGATAGAGAGCTTGTAGGTATGGGGCTGAAACTCATAGATTGGGTAGCCTCCGACTTGGTAGATGACCCAGCGGCTACGAATGGGCTTTTTTTTAATAGACAAAAACCTAATAAAAACAAATTGCATATGAATAAAATTGTTAAGGAGCTTTTGGCTTTTATGACAGACTTTAAAAAGAAAGTCAGTGAAGCGAAAGTATTTGATGTAGATTTGACCTTAGCCAATGGTGATATTATCACCGTGGTTACAGAGGGAGAAAGCCCAGCGGTGGGTGATGAAGTGAAGAAGAAGACCTCGGAGGGTCAGAGTGACGAGAGTGCCTTGGCTGATGGGGAGTATCTTTTGAAAGATGAAAGCACCCTTGTAGTTGAAGGCGGACGGATTAAGGAAATCCGAGAAAAGCAGGAGGAGACAGAGAAGATAGATGAGGAGTTCGCTAAGACTGTAACAGACTGCTTGAAGGCGGTAATGGAAAAGGTAGAGGGTATCTCTAAGGAGTTTGAGCGAATGAAGAAGACAGGGAGTAGCTTCTCTTCAGAAGACCCAAGGGGTAAAAGTCAGGAGCCTACCAATGGCGGCAAGAGACGCTCATTTGAAGAGTTGAAAGAATTGTTTAACAAATTGAAGTAAGAAAGGAGGAAAGAATATGGCAACAGCAATAAAAGACTTTATTAAGGAGCCAGCGAGGGTCAAAGAGTACATCAGGGACATTAAGGACTTGTTGGAGGATCGCTCATTGGGATTAGCTGACATTAAAGAGGCTATGACAGTGGTAGAGAACGTAACGAAGGAGACTGAGTATGGCTACTACGGACATACAGAAGGGGTTACTCGCAAGGATACAGGCTGTGGTATGGCAGCGGTGCCTTTTAGCATTCCTGTACGTACTGGGTGGTGGGATCCTAAGGCATTGAGGGTTACCATTAAGCAGTGTTATGCAGACTTTGAAAAGTCTATCCTACAATGGTGCAATGTGAAGGGGATTGATAAGATCCACATAGATGGTGACCAGTTCGTTATATTTTTGGCCAGTCAGCTTGAAAAAACCATTAATGCAGATTTTAACAAGTTTGCATTTTTTGGAGACACTCAAGCGAGTAATGTGGGTTCAGGCTCAGGGAATGAGGAATTGACCGTAGGGGTGGCAAAGGAGAACTACAATGTATTGAATGGGCTATTTGCTTCCTTTCAATCATTCATTACCTCTGACCCAAGTAAGCGGGTAATCATCAATGAGAATGCACAAGCCACTTTTGCCGCTCAGAAGGCATTGGCTCGTGATACAGCCTTTAAGGCATGTACAGAGCTATTGGATAAGGCAGACGGTTTGACCTTTGCAGCTGGTTCAGAGCCAATATTCCTAATGACATACTCTATGGCGGTGAACTTGTCTCGTTATCTCAGAAGTGAGTACAAGAATGAGGAGACACTCACTAAGATGGAGAGTGGTTATGAGACAATGACCTTTGAGGGCTTTAAGGTGGTTACACACCGCTGGTTTGACCACATTATACAAAGGGACTTCTCCAATGGTACGAAGTGGCATAATCCTCACCGTATTATTCTGCTTGACAAAGCAGAATGTCAGTTAGGTGTGGATAGCTTGGGTTCATTGAGTAATCTTGATATAGAGTACATCGGAGGAGACGATGAGCATGTGTATATCAAGGCCGCTTACAGAATGGACTTTCAGAGGGTAATGCCAACCACTGGCGCAATGGCAGTTTAGTAGTGACTAATGACAAATATATAGGTGGGGCAACTCACCTATATAATTGGCAAATTAACAAATTAATAAATTAAAGAAAATGGCACAATGTATTAATAAGATAGCTAAGGACTTCGGATTTGATTGTGATGACACAATTAAGGGAGTAGAATTGAGCCTTTTGCTCATCAATAGAGATGATATAGACTTGGGAGCTACTCAAGTGGAGGGTAATCGCATTAAATCCTTGGTGCTGAAGACAGGAAAGACGGCCTACAAGGTGGAATATGCCAAGGAGAGCCATATATCAGTTAGTACCAAGCCTGAAATATCTGATGATGACTTCAACGGTCACAAGCATGCATTGGTTCTTAATCTGTATGGGAAGAGTCAGGAGGACTACGACCAGATAGATAAGATAGTAGCAGGAGCATCGGTAGTGGCAGTAGCGCAGAATAAAACCAAATCACTGGAAAATACCTTTGATGTGTATGGTTTCTATATTGGATTGGAGGCTATAGAGGGTGAAGGACGTACGAATGGGGGGGTATATAAGCTCACATTGGGAACTCCGAACAATCAGAAGGAGCCGAAGACAGCACTAAGGTGGTTGGATACTGATTATGCTACTACTAAGAGCAAATTTGACAACAAATTAGCGTAAAAATTAATGACTAATGATTAATTATCAATGACTGACTTTACAGAAGAAAGATTAAATAGCTTGTTGAAAGGAGGTTATGAGAAGGCGGTGGGAGAGGATAAAGAGACTTTCATCGCCTTTTATGCTTATCTTTTCAATGATAACACCCCTTGTGCAAGTTGTCCGCAGAAGCTGGCAGGCTACTGGGATAAGTTGGCACGAGATGGGGTATATAGACTAAGAGAATTACAATTAAAAACAGCAGAAATGGCAAAGAAAAAATCAAAAAACACAGACAGCACCCTGCAAGAGGGTGCATTCAGATTGAGAGGGGATATACACTCCCTTGCTATGGACTTTGGTAGTAGTGAGTTCTTCAATAATGACACATTGACTAATGATGTAGCCTTGAGGTACTTATCTATTAACCCCAATAGAATCGCAAACTTTGAAAAATATCCAAAGGGTTGGGAGCAATTAGTACAGGAGTATGCTAATGCAGAACAAGGCGGAGAAACAGAGCTGGAAGAAATGGAACAAGGCGGAGAAACAGAAGAAGTAACTCAATAATTAGAGAGCAATGGCAAAGGTTACAGCAGTGGAGCTACATAGAGAGAGCAGGAGGACGGAGAGCAATAAGTATAAAGGCTATCCGTTCTTGGCCAATGGAGAGAAGAACGACTACCCAACAATGATTGAATTGTTGGTAGGCGGTTCTGCTACAGCGAGAGCTTGTGCTGGAGTGATAGCGGACTTTATCTATGGGAAAGGGTTTGCCTTGGAGGCCATGGCTCGTGCTGATGCTAAGCAGCGGCGGGAGCGGTTCAAGAAGGATACGATGTATATCAATGACAAAATGGAGACCCCGAATGACTTATTGAAGAAGGTAGCAAGGAGTATTTCTTATCATAAGGGGGCATTCTTGCATGTGAATTATAATCAGTTGTATCAAAAGACAAGCGTGCAGGTGCTCCCTTATCGCTATTGCCGATTAGGGGCAAAGGACAGCAACAATTACCGAGGAAAGGTACTGATATACAACAATTGGGATAGCTTGCAGGACAAGAAAGAAATAGATAAGCAGGTAACAGCAATAGACATGTATGACCCCCGTCCTGAGGTGATACAGGCTCAGGTAGAGCGAGTAGGAGGCTGGGAGAACTACAAGGGGCAGGTGTATTTCTTGAATCTTGATAGAAACGATAGTTATCCGTTGGCCTGGGCAGATGTGGTTCTACTGGATTGTGAGAGTGAGATGTTATCCGCTAAATACACAAGGAATGGCTTTAAGAAGGGGTTCTTTGGGACGTACGCCTTTGTTACCTCTCCAATGGGGAGTGATGAGGAACGGGAGGAGTTCAGGGATAACTTGAGGCGCTCTATAGGAGTGGAAGCGGAACAGAGTGTATTCCACTTTGAATTAGAGGTCAGAGGAGATAAGCTGGAGGAGCAGGTATTAGTCAAACCTATAGAGAGTAATGTAAAGGCTGATTTGTTTGAGTATGCTGATAAGAAGACCGCTAATAACATTAGAAAGACCTATGGGAATATTCCCCCAGTGCTGATTGATTATGTAGAGGGCAAGCTCGGAAATACATCTGGGGAGAGCCTTAAGGAAGCGCGTATGTTCATGCAGGAGCAGATGCAGGAGGAGCGGCAGGACGTGCAAGAGCTATTTGAGGAGCTGTTTGATAACTTTGTGAGACCTATCTCTAATAATGGACTGTTTGATATAATGACCAATTACTAATGACAAATGAGAATACTAATAGATAAGGCAAGTGTAGGTAAGTACTTGAGTGTTTCTGCCTTTAGGAAGGTAGAAGACTTTGAGAGGTATGCAAGGGAAGCGCAGGCGTTTGACCTCAAGCCTTTGGTATGTGAGGACTTTTATCAGGACTTGGTGAGTGAGACACCACAGAGAGATTATGCCTTACTTTTAGACGGTGGTAGCTATACGTATGAGGGGAGAAAGTATGAGTTTGCAGGCTTAAAGGCAGTACTGGCATACTTTGCTTATGCAAGGTATATCTTTACAGGGCATCAGATAGATACCCCTTATGGGGTGAGAGGTAAGGTATATCAGGATGGTGAGGGTGTTAGTCAGTCAGAGCGGAGAGACTTGCGAGGGCTTTATATGCAAAATGCTAATGATTTATGGGAAGATTGCAAAAGATACATTGAGAGACATAAGCGGCAATTTCCTGAATGGGAACGATGTCAGGAGGGTAGATGTGGAGAGCAGGAGCACAGAGGAAGGGTAAGGATAACACTTATATAGTGACTAATGACAAACTACTAATGATTAATAGAGATGCAATGTATAA